ATATGATAAGGCAGCCAAGAAAATATCAAAAGGATTCGCTGCAAAGTCAGACGCTAAAATGGAAAGAAAGTTTGCTAAGGCAACCAAAAAAAGCGCAAAAGCTCGTGCTCTGTCGAAAAAAGCTAAATCTGCATATGGTATGAAGATGAAAGATAAGTTTGGAATGGGAGGTAAGATATCACACGACAGCAATTACGAATTATTAGACAGACAATCAAACTAAAAACCATGCCAGGATATCACAAATTTAAAATGGACGATGGCGGAAAGCCAAAATCCGAAAAGCCAGTAATGCCTATTAGCAATACTGAGCTACCAGACTTTGACAACTTTATGGCCTATGTTAGACAAAGAGAGAGAGACTATTCAATAGGCTCTGCTAGAGGCATGGCTGATGAGGCTAGAAAAAGTGGTAAAGAATCAGATTACCCTACCACTACAGGAATAAAAGGCAAGATGAGACCTTTGGGTTCAGAAGAAATGTTTTCTTATGGAGGTAAAACTGAGGATAAAGCGTTAGGCGGTATGAAGATGAAAATGAACATGGGAGGCAGAACATTTAATACAGAAGACTAACATGGCACGTAGAAAATCAAAATTCTTTGATGATGGCGGTAAAACCGACCAGGAAAAAAGAAGCGAACAACTAGACAAGTCAGCAAAAACCAACACTACATCTGGTGCAACACAGAAACCATCTATGTTTAATGTCAGCCCAGAAGGAGCTGCAGTGGGTATAGCTACTGGACTAGCAGGATACGGTTTATACAAAGGCGTTCAAGCTGGAGTAAAAGCTATCAAAGACTATAGAGCACCTTATCAAGATGCTATTGACGCTAGAAAAAAAGAGCGTAGGTTAGATAGAAATACTAACAGAAAAGAGAGATTAGCTTTGAGAAAAGAAGCTGGTGATATGAAGAGAGATGGCAAAACTAGAACAGAGATATTAGCTTTTAAAAAAGCTAAAAGAGAGGAAATGAAAGAAAAACGAAGAGAAAGAAGACAGCAAAGACAACAAACTTTTTTAGATAGCAAGGAGAAACAGCTAACACAAAACTTAGAAAAAGGTGGTAAACTTAAAAAAGTGGCTGGAGCTCTAAGAAAAGCAAGCAAAATGCATGCAGCCCAAGCTAAAACATTAGAGGGAATGTCTAAGTCAGACGCTAACTTCAAAGCTTCATTTGGCGCTATATTGCAAGAAGTAGGACCTGCCGTAGCAAAAATAGGAGCTGGAGCAGTACAAGCAATGAATAAAGACGACAAAAAAGCTATGCACGGATTTAAAGCATCTATTAACAGTATGCCATCAGGCTACAATAAAAAGAAATAATATGTGTAGTATATTTTGTATATTAGGCGGTGGCGGTGGCTGCGGCTGTGGAGGAAAATAATGAAGACATTGTTTAAGGTAGAAAAAGATGGTAATGTATTGTTGCAAGACCAAACAATAGCGTTAGTGCCAGAGCTCTTTGCTGTATATAAACACAAAGACTATGGTAGTAGAGCTATAAAATGGATTGTAAATATGTATGACTACAATAGTCCATACAGAAACTTACCAGAGATGGAAAGAAAAGAAGCAGTGACTCAAGATATTTACGATAAGAAGTCTTGGTATAAGATTGAAAAAGATATAATAAAAGAGGCGTCAGAGAAGTACAAGAAACTTCAGTATGACCCTCTTTTAGAGCAATATAGTGTATTCAACGAGAAGATGGCACAGTTTAATGAGTATGTAAAGAAGATGCCTATAACAGGAGATAACGCTACTGAGCTACAAAAAGTTATGCTTGGTATCGACAAAATAATGGAAGCACGAGAGAAGTTAAGAAAAGTGATTATAGCACGTGGTGAGGAGGATGATAAAATCCATGGAGGCGGTGAGCTTTCGTTCTTAGAAATGATGTAATTTGGCAGTATACAATCCCATAGCGAAAAAAGGTATACCAGAAATGAAATATGGCTCTTCAGAGTTCATGCGTTTTTGGAAGAGAGAGGTGGATAGATGTACGAACGGTTATCAACCTTCTTCAGGATACTGGATACCAGGCAGTTACTACTTTTATCTTAACTACGCTAGTATATTATCTAACAAAGAAGGCGCAGGTAGAAAGTCTTTAAATCATCCAGACTACAGAGACCAAGACCACGAATACTTTGATTTAATACACCGAGCAAAGCAAGAGGGTAAAGGCTTGATTGTATTAAAAGCTAGGGATAAAGGATTCTCCTATATGAACTCTGGTTTAGCTCTATGGGAGTGGACGTTCTTTAGAAACAATGAAATAGGTATAGGTGCTCCAACACCAGCGTATGTTGCAGCTATGAGAACTAAGATTAACAATATGTGGAATGACCTTCCGCCTGAGTTAAAACTTAGAAAAGACCTAAAAGATAACGAGAAAACAATGATGTCTGGTTATCAAATCAAAGAAAAAGGTGTTTGGACAGAAAAGGGTAATCGTTCTATAATGCACTTTAGAACAATGGATAACCCAGATATGTTTAGGGGTGAGCGTTTATCTATGATGATACTTGATGAGGCTGGTGAGTTCAAGCAGCTTATTAGAGCTTATATGGCATCACAAGCTTGTTTTATGGATGGTGCTGTACAGTTTGGTGTACCCATCATTGGTGGTACATCAAATACAATGAGAGCAGGAAATGAAGGTTTTATGGAGCTCTTTTATGAACACGAAAAATATAACTTGCTACAGTTGTTTATACCAGCAAGTAAAGTTTATCACGGTTTCTTTAACCACAAGACAGGCGAATCTGACACTGTGGGAGCACAAGAAGACATAGAAACTAGAAGAGATAAACTAAGAGGAGGAAAAGATAAGTCGGCATATTACCTGTATGTACAGGAATATCCTTTGACACCAGAGGATGCTTTTATGTCGTCAAATAAGTCACTATTAGATTTAGAAGCGATAAATGAACAAAGAGCGTTATTATTGGCAAACGACAAACACAGGAACATGGTCAGCACAGGAGACTTGGTCTGGGCAACAGATTCGGTTGATGCTACCAAAAACATGGTGGAGTGGGTGCCAAACCCTGAAGGTAAAATACAAATACTGTATCACCCAGAAGGGTCAGTAAAATATTTAGATGTAGGAGGAGTAGATAGTTACTACCAAGAAGAATCTCTTACATCAGAATCGAAAGGAGCTTGCATTATACACAGAAGGTTTGCAGGAGTAGATATGCCAGGAGAGTTACCAATATGTGTGTATAACGACAGACCTTATACGAAAGAAGAGTTTTATGATACTTGTTTAAAAATAGCAGTTTACTACAATGCAGAGTTGCTTGTGGAGTATACTGACGAACTATTTTTTAAGTATTTTGAAAACCACAATGCCTTAAAATACTTGAAGAGAAGGCCAAAAGCGGCTGACTCTCCATGGTCTAAGGTAACAAATAGATTTGGTTTACATATGAAATCATATCAAAAAAATATGATTACAGAATTGTTAGACGATTACGTAAAAAAGAATGCGGACAATATTATGTTCTTAGACTTATTAGATGACTTGAGCGTGTATGGATTTAAGAATACAGACCTTGCTATGGCATTTGGTATAGCTTTAATACATGAAATGGACAACGCAAGTATATTAGTTCGCAGACAAACAGAAGACGAAAACACATTTAAAATACCACACTTTACTAGACAGGGTGGAATAATAAAACCAGTATACTAATGTATTTCCCAAAACAAAATATACCTGATTCACAAAAGAATAAAAAATGGTGCAGAGAGATGATAGAGGCTATAGCTTCTTATCACGGCAATAGTGTAAGACACTCAAGAGAAAGAAGAAAAGACTATGACAACTATATGTTGTTTAATGGTCTTTTTGACCAAAGACAGTTTGAGTACATAACAAATACGTTTGGTTTGGCTACACCTGCTCGTCTAGTAAACTATCCTATCATTCAGCCTAAGGTAGATTTGATGGTTGGTGAGTTTGTAAATCAACCAATGCAATTTGCTGTATATACAGTAAACAAAGAGGCTGTTTCAAGAAAACTGCAAGCAAAAGCAGACTTGATGACAGAGTATTTATTAGCTCCAATCATAGAAGAGATAGAGGCAGAACTTGGTGGTCAAGACACTGGTATGGCTCAAGTAACACCAGACATGATACCAGACGACCTAGAAACGTTTATGACTAGGAACTTTAGAGAGAATGTAGAGTCTATGGTGTTTCATGGCTTAAACTATCTAAACTATAAATATTCAAACAAAGACATATTTAAAAGAGGTCTATACGACTTATGCATAACTGGTAAAGAGTTCTACAAAACTGAAATAGTAAATGGAGACCCAAGAGTTAGAAGAGTAGACCCAAGAGCTTTACTATATGACACAAACTCAGACTCTGAGTATTTAGATGATGCTTCTTGGTGTGCAGAAGAGAGATATATGACTGTAAATGAAATCATAGATGAGTTTAGAAATGAACTAACTAATGATGACATATATAAACTAGAAGACTTAAGACAGTCATCTTCTGAACAAATAAAAGATAGATACTCAAATCCTGCTTCTTGGTATTTCCAGGAGAATGGAGAATATGGAAACCACGCAAGAATTAAGGTTATACACGGAGAATGGAAGTCAATCAAAACAATTACAGTTAAGGTTAGTCCTAACAAGTATGACCCAGAAACACCATTTATCAAAATACTACCTGACAACTATAAGCCTAAAAGAAGCGATAAAATAGAGTATCGTCACGTAACAGATATATGGGAGGCTACAAAGATTGGTCCAGACATCATGATTAGATGTAGAAGAAGACCAAACCAAATAAGATTCGAAAGAGATTTAGCAAACACAAAACTTAGTTATGTGGGAGCTATAAGAAATAATATAGATGGTGCAACTATAAGTATAGTTGACTCATTAAAAAACATACAGCTTTTATATAATGTTGTAATGTTCCATATAGATTTAGCTATGGCTAGAGCTGGTGGTAAGTCAGTTGTTTATGACACATCACAAGCACCAAACGGTATGGACTTTGCAACTGTTATGTATCACGTAAAAAACAGTGGTCTTATACCTATTAACTCAAAAGCAGAGGGTAATCAACCGCAAACTTTTAATCAGTTCCAACAAGTAGACTTTACTTTGTCAAACTCTGTGCAGCAGCTAATTAACCTTAAAATGATGTTAGAAGATACTGCTGATAAGATAACAGGTATCAACAAAGAAAGACAAGGTGTTATGAAAGGATATGAAGCTGTAGGTTCTGCTGAGAGAAGTGTATTCCAATCAAGCTTAATTACACAGCCAATATTCCATATACACAACAAGGTAATAGAGAAGTGTATGAACAACCTGGCTAATCTAATGAAGATATGCTGGCACAAAAAAGACTCTATGTCTTACATATTGGGAGATACTAATATGGAGATATTTGAGATAGATGAAAGTATATCTTACGATGAGTATGGTGTGTTTGTTACAGCTTCTACAACAGAAGCTAGTAAGAAAAAAGTGATGCAGGACTTAGGTGCAAACGCATTGTCTGCAGGACAGATTGGATTCTTAGAGATGATTAAAATTATAAACTCGGAGAGTGCTGCTGACGCAGAGAATGTATTAGAAAGAGCTGTTGCTGAAATGAAAGCGCAACAACAGCAGATGCAACAACAACAAATCGAAGCGCAACAAATGGCTGCTCAGGCACAACAGCAAAAAACACAAGCTGATATGCAGATAGCACAAATGGGTAATGAAACTAAGATTAAAGTTGCTCAGATAGCTGCAGATGGCTCTGTAGAAAAGACTAGAGTTGCTAGCGAAAGCCAGGAGGATATTACAACTTCAAAGAACAGAGCTAAGCTAGATGAAACAATTTTAGGACAGTCATTTAAATAATTGACTTCACAGGTATTTTTTATTAACTTGCAAAAAAAATGTAAATGGAATCAGAAGAGAATCAAATCAATGAAGAAACAGTAGAACAAGTTCAAGAAACTCCTACTGAAGAAACACAAGAAACTGTCGCTGAGGAGCCTAGCTTTGACGCGTCAGCATTTATGAGTGATGAAACAGAAACACAAGAACAGACCGATGACGAG